AGCAACTCGACCTGGCCGGCGTTCCAGCGCTCAATGGCGCTCTCGTCGTCCAGCGTCTGCGCGTGCGGAAACCGGCGCTTGAGTTCGGCCAGTTCTTCTTTGTACTGGTACACGACAATCGTGTTGGCCCGCTGGTTCTCGGCCAGCAAGTCCTCCAGCCGGTCAAACTTGTGCGGCGATAGCCAAACGGGGCCATTGTCGGTGTACAGAAACCCGCTGGCCATCTGTTGCAGCTTCTGCGTCACGACAGCCGCGTTGACGGCCACCACATCGTTCAGCACAAAGTCTTTCTTCATGGTGTTGTAATCAAGCATGTCCATGTCGCAGCGCAACTCGACCGTGTTTAGCGGCGGCAACTTGTCTTTGTAGTCGCCTGGCTCCAGTAGGTAGGTGGCCGGCTTGATGCGCTCCATGACTTGCGCCAGTGAGCCAGGGCGCGGCGCCCAATCGCCGTACTCTTTGTTGATCAGGATGAAGTACTGCTGCTGGAACGCGCCCTTTGACCGCCCCAATAGACTTTGATCAACGATCTTGCACTGGCCGAACACGTCCTCCAAGCCGTTGCTGGTGAAGCTGCCGGTCAAGCCCCAGCGGATGTTGATCTTGTCGATGACCTTGTTCAGCGCCTTGAACCGCGCGCCTGACGGGTTCTTCAGCTTGGTCAACTCGTCGTAGACGATGCCGTCAATGTGCGCTAGGTTCTGTGTCGCCAGCCACTGGATGTTGTCGTAGTTAGTCACGATGATCTGCGCGCCGCCGCCGAGCGCTGCTGCCCGTTGCGCCGGTGTGCCCACCGCCACGGCCAGCGTGATGTTAGGCGCCCATTTGGGCTGCTCGACCGGCCACACGTCCGTGCAGACGCGCTTGGGCGCCAACACTAAGAAGCGCTCGACCACACCCGCCTCTAGCATGTCTTGCATGGCTGTGAGCGTGATGGCCGTCTTGCCCGCGCCCACTGGCGCCAAGATCATGGCGCGGTCGTGTTCGTACAGGAAGTCAGCCGCCTGTTCTTGGTAGTCACGCAACTTCATTAAGCCACCCATTGATTTGTTCTTTGTTCCATAGGCATACGTAGTTCTGTTTCATGCGTGCCATGTCCGACATGAAAACTTTCTGCAAGGGCGACAGCCTGCCGCCTTCGGTCTTGACCTCAACAAACCATGTCTGGCCGTCTGGTAAGCAAACGATGCGGTCAGCCACACCACGGTGCGCGGGGCTGGTGAATTTGTAAGCTACACCGCCAATCGCTTTGACACGATCAACAAGGTAGCGTTCGATTTGTTTTTCAAGCATGTAAAAAAGTTTAGCACACTTTTATTTTTTATGCTACACTGAACGCCTCATCAACTAAAGGACAGTACATGCAACACTCAAAGATCGTAGGCGGTAGCACCGCCAAGCGCGTCATCAACTGCCCCGGCTCAGTGGCCTTGGTAGCCGAGATGCCGCCGCAGCCCAGTAGCAGCTACGCCGAAGAAGGCACACTACTGCACGATGAGATCAGCCGCTTTTTAGGTGATCTCGACTACAGGTTTACTTGCAGCCAAGAACTTATTCAAGACAAACTCTGGCCCGCCTTAGACTTGCTTGATGAAATAGACCCCGACAAGACGATGGAATACGCAGTCGAAACCCGTGTCGGCTTTGGTGATCTGCTGCCAGGTGTCTTTGGCTCGACCGACCTCATGGGCCGCATCGGCAACAAGGCGATCATTCTGGATTGGAAGTTTGGCGCTGGCGTGCCGGTGCCCGCCGAGGAGAACGAGCAGCTTATGTTCTACGCTGCTGCTGCCATGCGTACGCCCGAGGCGAAGTGGGTGTTTGATGGCGCAACAGAAGTTGAGTTGGTCATCATTCAGCCACCTACCATTAAGCGCTGGACGACCACCATTGAGCGCATCAAGCAATTCGAGCAAACCCTTATAAGGGCTGTCAAGATTGCAGAGCAGCCTGACGCGCCCCTGAAGAACGGCGACCACTGCCGCTGGTGCGCGGCCAAGCCAGTGTGCCCCGTGATGACTGGCGCCGTTGATAGGGCCGTTGCAATTAAGATGGATAAGATCGACGTTGACAAGATCGGCGCGTATCTACACAATGCAGACCTCTTGGAAGCGTGGATCAAAGACCTTCGCACTTTGGCCGAGGAGATGATGAAGAAGGGCAAGCCCGTTACGGGCTGGAAAGTAGTGCCTAAGCGTGCGACAAGATCGTGGGTCAAGGAAGAAGACGCGGTGCATTGGCTTGACGGCAAAGGTTTCGAGTCCAAAGACATCTACAGCAAAGAATTACTCAGCCCTGCTCAAATGGAGAAGTTGCTGAAAAAGAGCAAGTTGACACTGCCGCCCGAACTTGTGGTGGCGGTGTCTTCAGGCACCACAATTGCACCGGAGAGCGATCCTCGGCCAGCAGTTGTACTAATCGGGCAGCAGTTAAACGCCGCTCTTTCTAAATTAATGTAAAGGTAAAATCATGTCACTGACCGTTTTCAAATCCGCTGGCCTTCCAGCAGTCTCCTCCCTCGCTACTTCCCTGCGTTCTATCGCCACTGATGTTGGCCCAGCCGGCGTTGTCATCCTCAAGATGGATAAGACCGGGCATTGGGTGTTCGGTGCCGATCAGACCGAAGTCGAAGATGACGCCACATGGGCCGTCAATCCTTTCTCGTTTGTCCACGGCTTCATCGCTTGGGGTGACGGCGAAGTGCTTGGCGAGAAGATGGCAAGCGTTAGCCAGCCACTGCCTGAACTTGACATTGCACCGCCTAGCGCCAAAAAGGGCTGGGAGACGCAAGTCGGCATGTCGCTCAAGTGCTTGACCGGCGAAGACAAGGGCATGGAAGCGCGGTTCACCACCACATCCGTGGGCGGCAAGCGCGCCGTGCAAGCCTTGGCAGTTGCCTTGGCCGAACAAGTCGAGAAGGATCAGACCAAGCCTGTGGCCATCGTCAAGCTGAAGAAAGACCACTACGCGCACAAGTCCTACGGCAAGATTTACACGCCGGTCTTTAGCGTGGTCGAGTGGGTCGGCATGGACGCCGATGCTGAAGTAGAGCAAACGCCTGAAAGCGCGTTGACTGCTAGCGTAGTGGCTGATGAAGCCCCTGCGCCAGCCGGACGCCGCCGCCGCGCAGCGTAAGCCTTTCCTGATGCCCATTCGCAAGAGTGGGCATTGGAAAATGCTCTACCTAGACTTCGAAACCCGCAGCCACTGTGACCTTAAAAAGCACGGCGTCTACAACTACGCCCAACACGCATCGACCGAGGTGCTGTGCATGTCCTACGCCTTTGGCGACGAACCTGTACAGACATGGGTGCCTTTTTATACAGATGCTGATGGACGTGTACAAAAAACGGCGTTTCCTGTACAGGTTGCCAACCATACCGGCCTGATCTACGCCCACAACGCCGCGTTCGAGCGCCTGATCTTCTGGTACGTCTTGCAGATAGACTTTAAGTTGGAGCAGTTCTACTGCACCGCCTCGCAGGCCAGAGCCAACTGCGCGCCAGGATCACTTGAGGACGCTGGCCGGTTTGCCGGTGCCAGCATGAAGAAAGACCATCGCGGTAGCCAATTGATCCGGCTGCTGTGCGTGCCGCCGTTTCGTGAGGACGCCGCCCTGATGGCCGAGATGGTGGCCTACTGCGAACAGGACGTGCGCGCCATGCGGGCCATCAGCCAAGCCATGCGGCCACTGTCAGATCAAGAACTGTCTGACTATCACGTCAACGAGCGTATCAACGACCGTGGCGTGTTGGTGGACGCCCCGCTGTGCGCCGCTGCCGTGCGCTTTGCCGCTGCGGAAACAGAAGAAATCCAGCAGATCGTGGCCGAGGTGACCGAGGGCCAGATCACCAGCGTTCGCTCTCCTAAAATGCGCGAGTGGGTGCTAGAGCGTGTAGGCGACGAGGCCAAGAAGCTGATGTGGAACGGCGAGAAGTATTCGATCGACAAGACTGTGCGGGCTAACTTGCTTGCGATGGAGAACCACGATGAGATTCCGGCCCATGTTGCGGACGTTATTCAATGCGCGGACGACCTCTGGGCGTCTTCGGTTGCGAAATTCAGCCGCCTTGAGCAACTCGCCGATGAGGAGGATCACCGAGTCCGAGGCGCTTTCGTTTTTGCTGGAGGGTCTGCCACCGGACGTGCATCAAGCTATGGCGCACAGGTTCACAACTTTACCCGCAAATGCGCCAAAGACCCTGATGAAGTACGCAACGCTATGGTGCGCGGACACACAATCACTCCAAGATTTGGAAGACGCATTACTGATGTTCTCAAGTCAATGCTCCGGCCCTCACTGATAGCCAAGCCCGGTCATGTCCTGATTGCCTACGACTGGTCTGCCATTGAGGGCCGCGTGCATCCGTGGCTGTCTAAGTGCGCCGCCGGCGAGGCCAAGCTGGACGTGTTCCGCTCCGGCCTTGACCCGTACAAAGTCAATGCCACGGCCACCTTTCGTGTACCTTACGAGGCAGTGACCGGCGATCAGCGCCAGGTCGGCAAGGTGCAAGAGTTGGCCCTTGGCTTTTTAGGTGGTGCTGGCGCCTTTGAGGTATTCGGGCGCGCCTACGGCATACACCTGTCCGGCTCAGAAGTCCAGCGCGCCGTGGATGGCTGGCGTAGGGCAAACCCTTGGGCCATGCAGCACGGCAGCGCCTTGGAGGGCGCCTACATGCGCGCCATGCGAAATAAAAACCATGAATTTAGCGCGGGTCGGGTTACCTACATGTTTGACGGCCAGATGCTCTGGTACAGTCTTCCTTCCGGCAGGGTGCTGTGCTATCCCAACGCCAAATTTGACGACGAAGGCAATGTGACCTACACCAAAGCTGCTTGGAAACCCGCCGCCGATGCCAAAGAATGGCCGCGTGCCCGTTTATGGCGCGGCTTGGCTTGCGAGAACATAACGCAGGCCGCAGCCCATGACATCTTGCGCCATTCCATGCGTCAGATTGACGGAATAGTTTTACACGTTCACGATGAACTGGTTGTCGAGTGTCCGGCTCACGAGGCCGAGGCGACTGCTGCGGCTATGCACCGCGTCATGTGCGAACCACCAGCCTGGGCCGATGGCCTGCCGCTGGCGGCTGAAGGTGTGATCACAACAAGGTATTCGTAAAAAAAGCCCCCGTGGTTAGACGGGGGCTACAACTTCAAGGAGAGAACAACATGATCGAGTTTATAGCATCTTTGGCCCCAGAGGGCGAAACAGCCCTGATAGTCAGGCAAAAACCCAAATTAAAAGACGGAGCGTTGGATTTTCACGCCGATGGGGCTGTCAAGGCCACCTGGCCGGCGTTCCTGCCCAGCCACCGAATTAAGCAGGGCGAGTCATGGTACGGCAACACCGCCAGCTTTATCGTGGAGCGTTTCAAGGACGGCCATGTCAGCGCCAGCGCGGCCAACTGCGAGTACATCCTAGTGATGATGCTGGACGACATAGGCACCAAGAGCAAGACGCCGCCCCTGCCGCCGACATGGATCATGGAGACATCAGCCGGCTCGTTTCAGTGGGTCTACGCCTTCAACGAGCAGCCCACCAAGGCCGAGTTCAGCGCGGCCATCAAGGCCATTGCAGACGCCGGCTACACCGACCCTGGCTCCATCAACGCTGTGCGTAACTTCCGTCTGCCTGGTTCGGTCAACCTGAAGCCTGGGCGTGATAACTTTGAAGCCCGTCTGGTTGAGTTCCACCCAGAGCGCGACTACAGTTTGCCCGAGATATGCGCCGCGTTTGGCGTGACGCCGGCGGCTGCCGACACCCTGACCCTGCGCCCGATCCGTATCAGCGACGACGGCGCTGACGATGTGCTGGCGTGGCTGTCAACCCAAGGGCTGCTGCTGTCCAGACCCAACGCCGAGGGCTGGGCTGGGGTCATCTGCCCCAACAGTGAGCAGCACAGCGATGGCAACCCTGAGGGGCGCTACATGCCGGCCAATCGGGCGTACTGTTGCCTTCACGGCCACTGCGTTGATCTGGATTCCCGCACCTTCCTAGAATGGGTCGGCGACAACGGTGGCCCCAAGCACACGCCCGGGCTGCGTGAAGAACTGTTCACCGCTGCGATGGAGGGTGCGCTTGCCAAGCTGACGCCGAACGATGTCTTTACAGACGAAGCCGCCGAGCGCATTGCCGAGGTCGAGCGCAAAGAACTAGGCCGCGTCGAAAAGGCCGAATGGTACGACCGCTTCGCCTACATTCAAGACGACGAGTCCTATTTTGACATGCGCGACCGCCGCGAAATTTCCCGCCAGACCTTCAACGCCCTGTTCAGGCACATCAGTTGCAAGTCGATCCACACCGGGCGCAAGATCGAAGCGTCTGTCTGCTTCGACGAAAACCGGCAAGAAAAAGGCGCTAAGGCGTTGGTCGGCATTACCTACGCGGCCGGCGAGTCGGTCCTAGTTACCCGTGACGGCGACATCTACGGCAACCGCTGGCGTGACGCCCGCCCGCCGGTGGCCGCTGGCGACATCACCCCGTGGCTGGACCACTGCCGCAAGCTGGTGCCCGACGCCAAAGAGTTAGCGCATATCCTGGACGTGATGGCATTCAAGGTGCAGCACCCCGAGATAAAGATCAATCATGCCGTGCTGCATGGCGGCGACCAGGGGTCAGGCAAAGACACCATGTGGGCGCCGTTTATCTGGTCGGTGTGCGGCCCCCACCTAAAGAATCGGGGCTTGTTAGATAACGACACCATGTCGTCGCAGTTCGGGTATGCCCTTGAGTCTGAAATTTTAATTTTGAACGAGTTAAAAGAGCCGGACGCCAAGGAACGCCGCGCCCTAGCCAATAAACTAAAGCCCGTCATCGCAGCGCCGCCCGACATGCTGTCCGTCAATCGTAAGGGTTTACACCCGTACCAGATGGCCAACCGCATGTTCGTGCTGGCGTTTTCTAACGATCAAGTGCCGATCAGTTTGGACAGTCAGGACCGCCGCTGGATGTGCGTGTGGTCGCACGCGCCCATGATGGCGCCCGCCGCCGCCGCTAAGATGTGGGCATGGTACAAGGCCGGCGGTTTTGCCGCCATAGGGGCATGGCTGTACGCCCGCGACGTGTCCGCGTTTAACCCCGGCGCCGCCCCAATGATGACCGAGTTCAAGCTAAACCTGGTTGAGCACGGCCTATCAATGGCCGAGTCTTTTTTGGTCGAGGCCATGCGCCTGAAGGTCGGCGAGTTCTCCCGGGGCGTTATCGGTAGCCCGTTTCACGCGGTTTGCGACCGGCTGGCAGGGTCAGCGCCCGCCGGCGTTAAAGTGCCCCAGCAGGCCCTGCTGCACGCGTTTAAAGAGGCCGGTTGGGTTGATTGTGGCCGGCTCAAGTCCCGGGACTACGACACTAAAAAGCACATTTACTGCGCGCCCGACATGGCCGACAGACCCAAGTCAGAACTGCGCCGGCTGGTCGAGGACGCGCCGCCGTCCGCACTGGTCCGGGTGAAATAAAAAAAGGGGCCGTGTGGCCCCTTATAGTTTTAGAATAATTGCGAGTAGTGCGGCAGCTAAGACCGCCAGCGCTACGGCCATCGGGCGCGTTCCTCAAGTTCTTGCACAACCGCAGGGTCAATAATCGCCGTCACATTGACGCCGTTCAACCATGCACCGGTGAGCGTGTAAATGTCCGGCCAGCCCGGTTCATCCCATGTCGCCGGTTCGCCAGCTTCGAATTCAAAGTTGCATTCGAGGGTTAACCCCCGTACGGTGTAGGGTACGCCTTTCATATCACTACACCCCTTATCGCGTCGTCCCAGCCCCGGTTATATTCGCGGTTTTTAGCGTGGCGCGCGTCATACCCGGCGCCGCCGTACGCGTCCTCATAGCCCATTAAATAGTAGTTCATACGTCAACCCCTAAACTTTCCAGCAGCGCGCGCGCCTGCTCAATGGTGGCCGTGGCTTCGTCGGTTTCCCCGTGCGATAACTCGCAAAGGGCCGCATTCAGTAGCTGCAAAACTAACCCGTAGGACGGGACCCGCATATCAATCATGGCGCCACCTCCACAATTCGGTAATCGTCGGGGCTGTAGTCCGTTAAATCGCCCGTTTTGACAAAATGCGCGAGGTCCACCAAGTAGTCCGCTAATTCTGCGCGCGCGGCTTCGTAGGTTTCAAACGTGATTAAAACGTCGTCGTCGTCGGCGTCGGTCCAGACATTTTCCCAATTGGTGCACATGCGGGTTTGTACTTCGTAGGTCATGCTTCCACCTCTTCCAATACTTCGGGAATGGCCGGGTCCAGCCCGGCCGGCGTGCGATTTAACGCGGGTTCAATGGTGCAGGGCATTAGGTGCAGGCGCGAATGGTTCAGGGCCGTATAGGCCGTTATGTAGTCACTGGTGAGCATGCATTCAGGGTTAAACCGGGGATAATCCCGCTTGCTGCTGTCGTGTTTTGCTTCGCCCTTGGGCCGATCCAGCTTGGCGCCGCGCCGGCCCTTGGACTTATCTATTTTGGCCAATAGGTCCCGGATCGGCTCTGCATTCTCAGGCCGGACCGTGAACGAGCTTCGGCCGTGTTTAATTACTATCATGTGTTGCCCCTATCGTTGCCGGACGGATTGTCCGCACATGCGCCCGCTTGGCCGGCGCATGCACTGAAAATCAGATTTGCTTGAGCCGGATAACTTTTGCCATGGTTTTGCCATGGGCCGGGTAAGCGATAACAGGGACCGCCTTGTCGTAGCAGGCCCTGCAGCCACTACATTTACCGTCGTTTTCATAGGCCCGGCATAGTGTGACCATGGCCGGATCGACGCGCGAATCGGGCACGATGACGGATCCGTGCAGGCCCGGGGTAAAAACCCCGACAATAGAATCGGACGACGGCCGGACCACGACGTTAGGCAGGGCCTGCATGGCCTGCAGGACCATGGCAAATTTTGGAAACTTGTGCATGCGTGTGGGTAACCAATGCTTTACCCATGGCGTGCGGATCATAACGTCCAGCATTTTTTCCGCTAATGCTAAGCTGTACATGTCACCAGAATCAAACCACCGGAAATACCGGTCCCGTTCTAATTCTTGGACCATGTCGTCAACCCATTCGAATCGTTGCCAGTCCGTCCGGTTAAATTCCCGGGGCGCCTTAACATTGGCAAACCGATAATTTCCCGTCGTGGCGTAGCAACCTTTGCATGCGTCAACCAATACGCCCGGACTTTCGATCGATCCCGGGCACGTGTCCAAGGCCTGCAGGGACCAAGAGCGGATCCCGTCCAATTTTGACGTTACGCTAATTTTTGGCATGCTATGCCCCTTTCAATAATTGATTGACCCCGGCCACAAGTGATTCCATATCGCGCGCGAACCGGTTCGGTCCGCCCGTGTAGTCTTTCAAGTGTTCGGCCGTACGGTACAAATAACCAAGCGAGCCGCATCGTTCAGTGTTGACGTAAACAATGGCGCCGTTCAGTGATATAAACCCGCTACAGCCCCTTTTGTCGTCATTCACGCGGATATTTTTAAGTGCTACGGCATGCGCCGGGGAAAATTGGTTTTTTAGCTTGGTGGACAAAATTAGCATGCCAGGCCCCTTATTTGGTTAAAACGTCAAAATATGCGAGTGCTAAAACAAGGCCGGCCCCGGCAATTGCTAGCGCTAAGATTAAATCCAAAACGCCGTTATCGCGAATGTCGCACTTGGTGAAAATGTTGCGTTTGATCATGGTTTGCCCTTTGTTGAAAACTGTAGTGTAAACGATTTTGTTGCACTTGAACGGGTTTATTTTTACTACCCCTTCACATATATAGCATGAAAGAAACGTGCCAACGCTCGTAAGTGATTGATTTACATAGGGGCTCCAAAACCCTATGTAAACGATTAGCTTACAAAAATGTGGACCATGTGGGCAAATTTGCGGACTACGCGCGCGCCACAATTTGTCCACGTGGCGCGCCACTGAAAAAGGGGTTTGTGGACCATGTGGACAATGAAAAGAAGAAAAGTATTTAAGTCAGATATTGTATACAATACGTGTATACAATGTTATAGCCGACGGATTTAAAACCATGGTCCAAAGTGCCCACATTGTCCACACTTCGCCCACGCCAAAAAGCCCCGGCGCATGCATGTGGACCATGTGGACAATTTGCTTTTGCTTGGTCCACATTGTCCACGCATGCCCGGCCATGTGGCCACGCATGCCGGCCGTATGGCCATGTGGCCGGCCGACATGTGTGGACAAGTCCACATTGTCCACACATGCCGGACCGCCTGCCTGCCTGCCTGCCTGCCTGCCTGCCTGCCTGCCTGCCTGCCTGCCTGCCTGCCTGCCTGCCTGCCCGACATACATGTTAGTAAGTGCTTACATACCCTAGCTGTAAGTAAGTGCTCACTAACTTAGGGGGTGGGGGTAGGGCCGAGCGCCAGTGGGCCACGGTAGCGTAGGGGCTGCAAACAAAATTTTTTTTAATATAGAATCCAAGCACACGTACCAGTGGCTGGAGAATCCATGTTTTACTCGCTTCCATTTGAGGCGCGCAAAGTCGAAGCGACAGAGGCGCGCTTAAACCGAATCTACGATGCTGCCAAGTTGGGCCTCAAGGGCGACAGCTTGGCTATGGCTGCAGGCATGTTGCCCACCGAGTACCGCCAACTGTGCCAGCTTGACCCGATTGCCGAGGTCGCCGCGTTAAAGGGCAAGGCCGATGGCGAGATAGAAGCCTCACGCCAACTGCACAAAGCCGCCGCCGAGGGAGACGCCAAAGCCAGCCTGGCGATACTGCAGCATGTTCACGGCTGGGTCGCCAAGCAGGCCATCACCATCGACGTAGATCAGCGCATCTCGATCACCGCCGCCTTGGCCGAAGCCGAGCGGCGCGTCATGGACGTTATCGAGAACAACCCAAGTGAATACCTCACGCCAAAACTAGATGCAGTCCACCAAGTACAGCGCTGAAGACGAACAAGAGTTGATGGCGCGGCTTTGGTCGCCAGCGATCAAGGACAACCCGTTTGCGTTTGTAATGTTGACATTCCCGTGGGGCGTCAAGGGCACGCCGCTGGAGCATTTCACTGGCCCGCGCAAGTGGCAGCGCGAGGTCTTAACGGACATCGCAAACCACATCAAGCAGAACAACGGTAAGGTTGACTTTGATACCCTGCGAGAAGCGGTCGCGTCAGGCCGTGGTATTGGCAAGTCGGCCCTCGTCTCATGGCTGGTAATCTGGATGCTGTCCACGCGGATCGGTTCGACAACCATCGTGTCGGCCAACAGCGAGTCGCAGTTGCGTAAGGTGACCTGGGCCGAGATCACCAAGTGGCTGGCGATGGGGCTGAACAGCCACTGGTTCGAGGTGTCAGCCACCAGCCTGCAACCGGCCAAGTGGTTGACCGAGTTGGTCGAGCGCGATCTGCGTAAGGGCACCAGGTACTGGGGCGTTGAGGGCCGGCTTTGGTCGGCTGAGAATCCAGATGCGTTTGCCGGCGTACACAACATGGACGGCGTGTTGGTTATCTTCGACGAGGCCAGCGGTATTGATGACGCCATCTGGGCGGTGACGGCGGGTTTCTTTACGGAGAACACGCCCAACAGGTTCTGGTTTGCGTTCTCCAACCCGCGCCGCAACACGGGGTACTTCTACGAGACGTTCCACTCCAAGCGCGACTTTTGGGATACCAAGGTGGTGGACGCCCGCACGGTCGAGGGGACGGACAAGGCGGTCTATCAGCAGATCATTGACGAGTACGGGCCGGACTCAAGTCAGGCGCACGTCGAGGTGTACGGCCAATTCCCAAGCGCGGGCGACGATCAGTTCATCGGCGCCAATACGGTGGACGAGGCCATGAAGCGGGTCAAGTACCAGGACTTGAGCGCGCCGATTGTGATCGGGGTCGACCCGGCGCGGTTTGGCGCAGACGCGACAGTTATCGCCGTGCGGCAGGGGCGCGACATCGTGAAGATCATCAGGCACCGAGGCGACGACACTATGACCGTGGTGGGGTATGTGATTGACGCCATTGAGGAATACAAGCCCACGCTGGTGGTCATCGACGAGGGCGGGCTGGGGGCGGGTATTGTGGACAGGCTCAAAGAACAGCGCTACAAGATCAAGGGCGTAAACTTTGGCAACAAGTCCAAAAACCCGATAATGTACGGCAACATGAGGGCGCAAATGTGGGGCGACATGCGGGAGTGGCTGAAAACGGCCAGTATTCCAAACGACAGGTTCTTGAAGACGGACTTGATTTCGCCTATGATGATCT